AATATCGAAGCCCAGCAACTGAGTGCGCTGTGGGAGACCGTGCGTCACCACGCCCACGCGCAGTTGAGGAGCTATGCGCGGTCCCAGGGCAACGGCGTGCTAGCGCATCTGAACTTCAGCCAGAATATTCCTGCGTCAGGAGACCGTCAGGGAAGCGCCAACAGCTTGCAATCCTCAGCAAACTGACTCATACCATCTGTCTAACGACGCCACAAGGAGTCGGGGAATCGCCACCTGGATCTTCCCAGGGTCTTCCCAAATCCGAGCCGTCCACCATCAGTCTCAGGATCAGAGACCTGCAATAAACGATCTGGACAGGGGTCTTTCATGAAATTGACGAAGGCGAATATCGGCAAACTGCCGCTGCCCGGCGACGCGGGCAAAAGCGATATCATCTACTTCGACGATGCTATTCCCGGCTTCGGACTGCGCATCCGCAACAGTAGCTCGGGTTCCTGGATCTACCAATATAAGCTCGGCTCGAAGCAGCGTCGGATTGTTCTAGGCAAAGCGACGGCAATCACCCCTGACAAGGCCCGTGAAACCGCGGCCGATCTACACGCCGCAGTGAGACTTGGACGAGACCCCGCGGCCGACAAGGTGATCGGCAAGGCGCAAGCGTCCAACAGCTTCGGCGACGTCGTGGATCGCTATCTCGCGTTCCAGAAGGAGAAGGTCCGGCCGCGCAGCTACATCGAGCTCGTGCGCTATCTCAATGTGTATGCGAAGCCGTGGCATGGCCTGCCGGTGACCTCGATCAAGCGCGACGCCGTCGCCAATCGTCTTACCGACATTGCCAGGGAACGTGGCGGTGTGACGGCAAACCGCTGTCGCGGCAGTTGGTCGGCGATGTTCAGCTGGGCGATGAAGCAGGGGGTCGACGTCGTCAATCCGGTGATCAACACGGTCACTCGAGAGGAAACCCCGCGCGATCGTATTCTGTCCGACGCCGAGTTGGTGGTGATCTGGAATGCGCTGGAAGGCAACCATTTCGGCAACATTATCAAACTGCTGGTGCTCACTGGATGCCGCGCTAGCGAAATCACCGGTCTGCGATGGTCGGAGATCAATTTCGATCGCAGGCTGATTACGTTGCCTCCCCCGCGCGTCAAGAACAAGCGCACCCACCTTGTGCCAATGTCGGAGATGGTGAGCGCCATTCTGGAAGCGCAGTCAAAAACCGATGGCTGTGATCTTGTGTTTGGCTCCGGTAGCGGCGGGCCGTTTTCCAATTGGTCGAAGTCAAAAGAGGCGCTCAATGAGCGCATCCTGAAAACGGCGGGGAAAGCGCTACCGCATTGGACGCCTCACGACTTGCGCCGAACCATGTCGACGAGAATGCACGAGAGCCCCGGGGATGGCGGTCTCGGCATTCAGCCTCACATTGTCGAGGCCTGCCTCAATCACCTCACTGGCGGGGTCAAGAGCTCGATCGCCGGCGTTTATAACCATTCGGCGTATCTCAGCGAAAAGACCCGGGCGATGGCGCTGTGGGCCGACCACATCGCGGCGATTCTCGAAGGGCGCAAGAGCAACGTCGCGCAGCTGCGGCGGTCGGCATGAGACGGAAACCGACCGCAAAGGGCGCCAAACACGATTTCTCTTCGTTCAAGGAAAGACCGAAAACCCTGGATGCCTACGGCAAGGTGCTCGGGGAAGACCTTGGCGACTGCCTCGATCGCATGGAGGAGGCGCTACGGCACAAGCTGCTTATGTTCACACTTGTACTCGGCAGCGCCGCGAGGGCACGACAAACGGTGCTCGGCGGCGCGCCCAGTCCCCGCGACCGCGCGGTATATGGGATGCTCCTGAAACAAAAACCAACGGCGAAGAACAACGGTGCTGGCCGGCGCAAGAGTGTGGAGACGTCCATGGCGGACAATGCGCTGCTTGGCGTCCAAGCAGAGTGGCAGACCGCTAGGCGGACGGCGGGGACCGACCGAGGTTTCGCCAGCTGGTGGTTTAGACGCGAGACGGGAAGAACCGCGACAGACAAAGACATCCGGAAGATCACCAAGCGCCTGCGCGATGCGCGCCGGCGAGTGGGACAACAATTACCCTAATTGTTGTTCCGGAACTTTAATTGGACCAATTGATGTTCCATTGATCGGCGGCTTTGCCCGGGTACATCTTGCGCATGACGGCGCCAACTTGGCGCGCCATCGAGACGCAAGAGGGTACCGATGTCTTCATCCGATCCGTTTGATTCGGTGCGCGTGGTCGACGAGTTCACCGCGATTCAACTAAGCGGCCTGTCCCCGCGCACCTGGGATCGTCTGCGCGCTCGCGGCGAGACCCCGCCGATTACCCAGCTCTCCTCGCGCCGTGTTGGCTATCGCCTAATCGATCTACGGGCGTGGCTCGATGCACGTCGCATTACTCCCACCACCGCCTGAACGCGGAACGCCACCCCGGTTCGGGGTGGCGTCTGCATTCCTTGAGGTCGTCCGGTTTGGCCGCTTGGCGCTTACACCGCCGCTGCGCACGGGATCATCCCCCGCGGACCTCACCACCACCATCTCATCGCGCCGGGCGGCAACCCGGCAAGCAACAGGTGCAACGCAGTGTTAATGCCACAGGACAACTCCAGGCGCAACGCGCAAAATCCGTTTCGGCCATACGATACGGCGCCGGTTCCAACCCTCGCAGCTCTGCGCGAGGCCGTTCTGGCACGCTCTGAAAAGCGCTCGCCAAAATGGAAGTTCCGATTAGCTTCCGATCTCGTCGTCGAGATCCAGCCCAAGCCTGTGATCGTCCAGAACCCACAGAACGTCCTTCTATTCAAATGTGCTGCTGTCCTGTGCGATGGCGCTACAGCCAGTGTGTTGACATCAAGGAAGGGAATCGATCGGGACTACTGGAGGCTTGGTTTCGAGATCTACGCCTTCGACCACACCAAATGGCTGCTCAAGCCACTATCTGGAAGGTGGCGACGTGGTGCCAGCGAGCAGCGCTGGCTTGATTTACCCTCCCGCATCATCTCGGAGCTCGGCGTCCCGCACCGGTTTGATGTGATCACTCCAGATCTCATGCTGACTCCACACTGCCTCTGCTGCGGCAAGGGCTTTACCGATCCTGTCTCAATGGCACGCGGCATCGGGCCGGAATGCGCTGGCACAGCATCTTCTGAAATGAAACGCATAATCCGTCTCATGACGGTGGAGGCATAGCCGTGAACGTCATCGATATAAGTGAACTCGAAGATTTCATCGACGACGAGCTCTGGCTGATGACCAAATCGTACGGACCAAAAGGGAAGCCCTACGAACTGACCGACGGCATCAAACGCGTGCAGCGCGACTGCCCAGGAGTGCCGGAGCACGTCATCGCCAAGAAACTCCGCAGCAAACTTGACGAAGCCTATCAAGAGTACTGCAGCGATCCTGAGATCGCCGACTGTGACCCCGCGGTCGAGCTCTTCTCGTTATGAGCAGCGCGCGCTTCTCCATTCTTGTCCGTGAACGCCTCGGCGACGGCCGTGAGGTCGAGCTACTTCAGGTCGACAATAATCCCGAAGCAGTCGTCAAGGCGCTGTGGGCCAAGAAAACCAAGCGCTCGAGGCCACGCTTTGTCTCTATCCGCGTCGTCGATCATCACGCCGTCACGCTCGATCCTGTGAGGGAATCCCAATGAACTCATTTGCAATTATCACCGCCGATCAAAGACGTGCGGAACGACACGGCGCCAAAATCCTGATCGCGGGGCCATCGGGTGTCGGTAAGACCAGCCTGCTGCGCACGCTTGATCCGGCGACCACCTTATTTATCGATACCGAGGCCGGCGACATCGCTGTGAGCGACGTGCCTGCGGACGCGGTTCGGCCGGCGACGTGGGCCGAATGCCGCGACTGGGCCTGTGTGATCGGCGGACCCAACCCGGCGCTGCCGCCGACCGCTTGTTATAGCGAGGCGCATTTCCGATCAGCGTGCGAGCGTATCGGTCCACCTGATCGCTTCGTCAAATATCGAACGTTCTTCGTCGACTCCATTACCGAAGCAAGTCGGCTCTCGTTCTTTTGGTGCGAACAGCAGCCAGCGGCCTTCTCTGAGAAGACCGGCAAGCCTGACTTGCGCAGTGCCTATGGTCTGCACGGGCGTGAAATGATCGCCTGGCTGAGGCAGCTGCAGCATGCCCGCGATGCGCATGTGATCTTCGTTGTCATCCTGGAAAAGGCCATTGACGACTTCAATCATACCGAGTGGCAGCTGCAGATCGAAGGATCGAAGACCGGTCGCGAGCTACCGGGGATCGTCGACCAGATCATCACCATGCAGTTTATTGACTTCGGCGACGGCAAGCCGGTGCGCGCCTTTGTCTGCACCGCGCCGAACGCGTGGGGCTATCCCGGCAAGGATCGTAGCGGCCGGCTCGAGCAGATCGAGCAGCCGCACCTTGGCAAGCTGATCACCAGGCTCACAGCACATTCACTCGCGGCGGACGCCGCAACAACGAAGGAGTAAGCACAATGGACTTCAATGGCGCAGGACCGCAGCGCGAGTTCGATGTGATCCCGCACGACACCGTCGTGGCCATCCACATGACGGTGCGGGCTGGCAACGCCGGCGAGGGCGGATGGCTCACGCGATCCAAGGACGGCGGCAGCGAAGGCCTCGATTGCGAATTCGTGGTGATCGAAGGCCCATACGCCAAGCGCAAGTTTTGGGCCCGGCTGACCGTCGGCGGAACCGGCAAGGGACACTCGGACGCGGCGGACATCTCACGTCGCACGCTGTGTGCCATCCTGGAATCAGCGCGCGGCGTCCGGCCGGACGATCGCTCGGAAGCCGCCAGCAAGGCGCGCCGCGTCGATAGCTATGGCGACTTCGACGGACTGCGCTTCATCGCCAAAGTCGGGGTCGAGCCGGCCAAGAATGGTTACCCGGCAAAGAATAAGCTGCTGAGCGTGATCACCCCCGACAAGCAGACCTGGCACCAAGTGACGCAAGTCGCCCGTCCCGCCACCGGCGGCACGAATACCGCACCCGCGCCCATCAACCGTCCGACATGGGCAGAGTGACATGTCCGCTGAAGATGACATCTGGCAACGGCGCGCAAGCGCCGCTGCCGTCACGGCAGCACGCAACGCCCTGGTTGAGGGCGTCGTGCCGCCAGGGACGCCGATCGGCCGCCTGTCGGACACTGAATGGAACTGGATCGCCTTCGCTGCGGTTGCGGCCTGGATCTCGACGCGGGCCGAAGAAGCAACGGCCAAGGGCCTCGATACCGAGCTGACGATCAGAATGACCGGCTACGAGCCCGAGCCGTGGGACCGCGGCGCTGTCGCGGCGATCCTGCCCGAGCTCGCGACCGCGATCGAGATCGATCCTAAGCCGCTGCGCGAGTGGTCCAAGGAAACCATGGTCGCCTTTCTCACCACCGCGTTCGCGCTGATCAGAAAGGCCGTCATCGCCCGCGATCTCGGAGGCGGCAGAATCACCCGTCAGCCCGACACGAAACTCAACGACCCGATGCCGTTTGTCTGAGAAATCACAATGCTGGACTTCAACCGCGAACACTATGCGGCGTGCCCGATCAGCGTCTCGATCAACGACATGATCGAGAAGGCGGAGCCGCCGGAGGAGAACGTGCGGCAGTATCTCGGCGCATCGGCCATCGGCAGTGAATGCCCGCGCCGCATCCAGTTTGACTGGCTGTGCCGCACGGCGCACCCGACCAGGGTGCGCGACATCTTCGCACGCGGACACTTTCATGAGGAGGTTAGCCGTCAGCATCTGATTCGCGCCGGCTTTCGTTTCGAGCAGCAACCCGAGCGGCTGCGGTTCTCAGCGCTCGACGGACTGTTCCGCGGGCATGCGGACGGCATTCTGGTCGCCGGTCCGCAAGGGTTCCATGACCTGATCTACCCAGCGCTGTGGGAACACAAGGCGATGAGTGCGAAGAACTGGCGCGCGATCGAGCGCGACGGGATCGCAAAATCGTTTCCGCACTACGCCGCACAAGTGGCCATTTACCAGGCATATCTCAACGTCACCAATCCGGCGCTGGTGACTGTGATCAACGCCGACACTTGTGAGCGCTTGCACCTGATCGAGCCGTTCGACGCCGAACGTGCGCAGTACTGGTCGGATCGCGCCGTTGCCATCATCACAGCCACGCGTGCTGGTGAGCAGCTCGCTCGCGTGTCGGAGAGTGCTGCAGACTGGCGCTGCAAAATGTGTGGCCATTGTGAACGGTGCTGGAAATGACCGACTGCACCTCGCTCACCCCGATTGCCGGCAGGGTCGCCAAGCTGCTCAAGCAGATGCTGAGCACCGAGCATGCTGGCGAGGTCATCGCTGCAAAGGAAGCGATCAAGCGCACACTCGCTGGCGCTGGCGCCGACATTCACGTCCTTGCCGACGCGATCGAAGCGGGTCCGACGTTCCTGCAGGAAGCGCTCGTTCGTGCTGACGAGGCGCGCCGGCAGGCCGAAGAAGAGCTCCGGCGCGCGAAAGATATCGCCCGGGACATGCGCGCGCAGACACCGCCGCGTCAGGACAAGAGCTGGCATGAGATCGCCACCGAGTGCGCGGCCTCTCCCACGCTCGACGCGCGGACGCGTGAATTCGTCAATGACATGGTGCGTTGGACCGTCAACGGCGGCAAGCCGACCGACAAGCAGGCCAATTGGCTGCGCAAGATCTATGCGAGGATAAGGACATGAGCGCCAAGCCGGCGACCTACAATGGCGATTTGAGCCACCTGCCTGCAGCGCTCGCGCCCTTGGCCTGTGAGCAGCGCTGGGTGGCGTGGGTGTGGGAGCTGCGCAAGACCAAGGACGGCGAGGAGCGTTGGACCAAGGTGCCGAAGCACGCGATCTATTCGAAGGTCAACGCGCGTTCCAACGATCCCAACACCTGGTCGGCCTATGACGAGGCGGTCGCGGCAGTGGCGTCGGGCCGCGCGGATGGGATCGGCTACATGCTCGCCGACGGCGAGGTCACCGCCGCCGATCTCGATCATTGCCGCGACCCCGGGACCGGCGCAATCGATCCATGGGCGCAGGAGCTGGTCACGCAGGCCGCGACCTCCGGAGCCTATGTCGAGGTCACGGTGAGCGGCACCGGGCTCCGGATCATCGGATTGAGCGATGGGGGCAAAATTCACAATACGTGGAAAATTAACGGCAGCAGCAAGATCGAGCTTTTCCGCAAGTGCGAGCGCTACATCACCGTGAGCGGCCTGCAGGTCGGGGCCTGCGAGGCACTGCCGGATCTCACTTCACTAATCGACGGCCTCAAGATGCGCCTTGAAAATGGCGGCGCCAACGGCACCGGCTTCGACTTCAATGACGCCGGCAAGCGCCATGCGGACGACATCGAGAGCCTGATCCGCCACGGCGCGCCGGAAGGGCAGCGCAGTGAAGCGTTCCAGCGGGTGATTAACCACCTGGCTACGACCGGCCGGGGCGTGGACGAGATCCTGGCGCTGCTCGAGCAGCACCCGAATGGAATCGCCGCAAAGTACCGAGGCCGGCTGCGCGAAGAGATCGAGCGCTCTTACACGAAATGGCGAGAGCGGCATACACCAGGCGGCGGGGCGCCAGACGTTGCCCCAGATGACGAGCCGCTGGTGTGGAGCGGCGTGGACAAGTACGGAATCCCGGTGCCGTCACTGGTCAATGCGCGAATCGCCGTCTTGAGCCTTGGCTTTCGGTGCCGCTACGACGAATTCCACGACGCCAAGCTGATCGAGCGGGCGAACTTCGACCGCAGCGGCAAGACATCAGACGATGCCGAGCAGTCGTTGCGCTACCTCATTACGAGGGAATATCGCTTCGACCCTGGGTCTCGTCACCTGCACGACGCTATTACGCAGCTGTGCATGAAACACCCGTTCGACCCGATCCGGGACTATCTCGCAGGCCTCATATGGGATGGCGAAAGCCGGATCGGCACCTGGCTCACGACCTACATGGGCGCCGAAGATACCCCGCTCAACCGCGCGATCGGCCGGCTGGCGCTCATCGCTGCTGTGAGGCGCGTGCGCCATCCGGGCTGCAAATTTGACCAGATCATCGTGCTGGAGGGCGAAGAAGGAACGAACAAGTCAACCGCCATCGAGCTGATGGCCGGCGGAGACGAGAACTTTTCTGACCAGACCATCTTGGCAATGAACGACCAGAAGCAGCAGGAGTGCCTCAAAGGGCGCTGGCTTTACGAGATCGCCGATCTGAGTGGCATCCGGCGAGCCGAGGTCGAGCACGTCAAGGCGTTCGCGTCGCGCCGCTTCGACCGCTGCCGCCGGGTCTATGATCGGGAACCAGTCGACCAGCCGCGGCGCTGTATCCTATTCGCCACCACCAATGACGACACCTACCTCAAGTCGCCGACAGGCAATCGGCGCTTCTGGCCGGTGAAGACGGTGCGGATCGACCTTGCGGCGCTACGCCGCGACCGCGACCAGCTGTGGGCGGAGGCGGCTCACATCGAGGCGAGCGGCGCGTCAATCATGCTGCCGGGAGAGCTGTGGTCGTCTGCGAGAATCGAACAGGACAAGCGGATGGAGGCCGATCCGTGGGATGACAAGCTGGCGAACGTCAAGGGTGTTGTTATCGATCAAGCCGGTCAGCCGATCGAGCGGGTTACCGCGATCGAGTTGCTCACAGAGGTGCTCGGGGTGCCAAGCGAGAGACTCAGTGAGAGCTACGGCAAGCGCCTGGCGCGCTGCATGCGCCGCCTTGGTTGGGATGGGCCACGGAGGATGCGGATCGAAAAAGTGCTCGTTTATGGCTACACCAGACCGCCCCAGGTGGCTGCAACACCTAATGCGACCGAAGAGGCTCGTGAATGGTGGCGGACGTAGCCAGAACAGCCAGAACACAGCCAGAACACTACCTCCTTGAATATATTTACGTATTCTTCTTGTTCTGGATGTTCTGGATGTTCTGGATAGTTACAAGAGTTTGTATTATCCAGAGTAAGTCTTGGGGGGCGCCCGAAATAACCGGAACCCGGAACACTGAAGGGGGGGTGAATATGGCCAATCAGCGCAATCCGCGCGTTCCTGATCACCTGCAGGCGGCCTTCAAGGCCGAGACCCCAGCGATCCGCAAAGAGCTCAAGGCGATCGAGCGCGAACGACGGGGCCACCAACCCGATCTCGACACGCTGGAGGCGCGCTTAAAGCCGATGCTCGAACGCCTGGCGTACTGGCACTCCATCTTCACCACCCACAACATCCCCTTGCGGCTGCGGAACGTCTGGCACGACCTCAATATGTCCGCGCGGCTAAGCGATGAGGAAATTCGATACCTGCGCAGCCGCAGCACTCGTCGTTCCGAAGCGCGGTAGATATCTTGCCGCCCGGTCCCAAGGCCTCGAGCGAGCCCTGTCTTGATTCCGCCTCGGCGTCGTTCCGGCACAGCTACTGACTCACCGACTGATGGTGTCGTTCCAGGAAGCCCAGCATTCACGCTGGTTTCCACCGTGCTCGCTGACCTCGTGGCCGGTCTGGGAAGATCATGGGAAGCCGGGCGCTACGGTTCGATCGGCGCGCTGATCGTCCTCGGCCCGAAATAGACCGGTGGGGGTGGGTGCCGGGTCGGCCATCGCCAGTCGCTCGTGAAGTTGACGATCCCCCTCCCCACACGACGCAGCGCTGAAAAGTTCGACCCGAGGCGACGCCTCGACCTGTGCTGGAAGGCACCGTCACGCCGCAGCGGGACTCGCTGATTCACCGGCCGTGACCGGCCGTGTCTCGGGTGCTGGCGGCGCCGCCTCGCTGTGAGCACGGTAGGAGGCAAAACAGCCCGGCGTTCGGACGGCTGTTTGTCGATTTGCCTCGGGCAAACCCCCTCTTTTTGACGATTTTGAGGGTCGGCATCTAGTCTCGTTAAAGTAACGAGAGCAACGCTGCGAGCTGTGCTCTAGGCGCCGCCACGGGGCTGTTCCCGGCCCTCTTTGAAAGCGCTAGATCGGCGATCACCACCCGCGCGGCGCCGTGGCAGGCGGCTTCTGACTCGTTCTAATTGTTCGCCCTCTGACACCACCACCAATGCGAGTCCTAATGCTTGCAGCACGCATGTGAGCGACATGGGGCCGAACGTTTTCGTCTGACACATGAGCTTGCTGACGTGGCGATCGGCGAGGCCTGCGACGGCGTCGACGCCTTCGTATGTTGTCTGCAGCTCGACGATGCGCCCGCGGATTGCGGCGATGAGGTCGTCGTAGGTCCGGATCAGGGCAATGGCCTCGTCGCAAATCATCCCGGAATCATGAGGGCCGTGCGCAGCGTTGCGCAATGGCAAAGCGCGGATTTGGCGTGCGAAATTTTCCGGTGCGTTGACCCGAATCTCCCTGAGTCCCAAGGGTTTCCCGCAGGCCCCAATCGGCCCCAGGACCAGGCAGGAGGCCCCTATGGCAGCGGAGCGAACGGCAGGCGTTACGGTGATGTTCAAGCCGGAGCAGCTCGAGGAATTGCGCGAGCTTGCAGAGGCAGAAAACAGGAGTCTGTCGCGCCAGATACAGCACCTCGTCGCTCGCGGGATGGAAGTTGAATACGAGACCGAGGCGGCGGGGTCATGAACAGTTTGAACACCGGCGGCCGCTGTCGGACATGGCGACCGCCGTTGTCGTGGCGCAATAGGACGCGCTGCGGCCAGGTCGCTAAAACGCCGCGAGGCCGAGGGTATGGAGCCGCGACCTGGCATTTGAATCGCGAGCAACCGAGGAGCGCCTATGACCACCCAAACCGATGAGTTGGATCGTCCCACGATCGACGAAGTTGTGGCTCGATTTCGTTCGCGGCGAGCTGAGGTCGAGCGGGCGGAGGCCATCGCGCAGCGCCTGCGCCAAGAGTATGACCGCGACTGTGAAGTCTTCTTAGGCAAGCTCGGAGCGTAGGCCGTGGCGCAATTCACACAGAGCGGTAACTACGCCCACGATTTAGCGTGCAACAAAGCCCCTGGGGGTGGCCCAAGTGGCTATCGCCGCGGCGACGCAGAACGCGGCGGGGCAAGTCGCGGTCAATGCCGCCGAGATTATTTGGGCTCGCGCTGTCGTTTCTAGTTGCAAGCTGAACAACAGCTCGCAGGGCCTCGAAGCGGCGACGTCGCTGCTCAAATCGTTAGGCACCGGAGGCACGTGATGACCTTTGTTAGACCCGACCCACTGGCCGCCGGCGCCGCCGAAGCCGCCGCCACGTTGGCGCAGATGGCGGCCGATCACCACGCCGCACCCGAGCAGCAGCTCACCCGCGCCAGAGAGCGCCAAGCGCTATTACCCAACGATGCGGCCCGGCATCTTGCGGCCGAGGCGGAAATCGCCGCGCTTGAGCGGCAGGTTGCTCGCGGCGACACTGGTGTGTTCTTGACGGACGAGCAACGACTCGACCAGGCGCTTGGCGGTCCGGTGGATCACCTCGGCGTGGAGGTCACGGCAGGCGATCAGATACCTGCCGCCGACTTCAGCGCGGCCATCCAAAACGACTTGGCGCTCGGCGTCCCGCGTGATTTGCTCCGGTCCTATCACTTGACCGGCCAAAGCGGCGAGGCGATGGGGCATGTCGCCGCCGATATCTGGCTCACCAGATTCAAGGCCGACGCGCAGTGGCAGAAGCGGTTCGAGGAAGGCGATCCCGAGATTCGCCGCCGGTATCGCATCGCGCATATTTACCTCGCCGGCGCCCATCACGGCGTTAGCGCCGAGGACGAGGCCGCGTATCGGGCCAGGTTCAGCGCCTACTGATCGAGGGAATCCATGACGATTCCGGTCGCCCGGACCCAGCCTGCCGAGGGCGAATGGGGTCCGTGCATGAAGGCGTTGCCGAACCAGATGATGCGCGATTTCGTCTATTCGCTCGTGCGGCAGAAGCCGCGCCGGGGCGCACTGGTCGCGGCAGCGCGTGAGGCCGGCTACTGCAAGAACTCAACACCCTCTATTGCGGCCAAGCTTGCGTGGAAGCTGGCGCACGATCCACGTGTGGTCGCAGCGATCAGCGAAGAGTCCCGGAAAATTCTGCATGTGGCATTTCCCGAGGGAGCTAATGCACTAATCAACCTTATCCGGGACCCGACTCACAAGGAGCACGGCCGCGCGCTCGGCATGCTGCTCGACAGGGTATTTCCCGCCGAGAGCCGCCATACTGTAGAGGTGACGCACAAGGTTATCGATCCCGATCAGGAGGCGCTCGAGGAGTTACGCGCCTTGCGCCAGCTCGGGACCGCGCGCGACAAGCTGCTCGAGCTCTTCGGACACAACGGCCTTGATCGCCTCGAGATGCTGGAGGCGGCGGACAATGCCCGGCGAGCGCGTGAGGCCAAGGTAATCGACGCACAAATCGTGGAAGGATGATCAATGGCGAACGACGACGCCCCGGACCCTGCGCGTCTTATCAAGACGGCCCGCCAGGCCCTAACCTCGGCCGAGTTTCGCAGAAAATTCCACCTAGCCGATTTCTGGGGACCGAACGAGTTTTACCCGCCACAGCTCGAGCATTTCGCCCTTGGGGCGACCAAGCACCAACGCCTAATCCGCGGAGGCAACCAGGTTGGCAAGTCGTTTTGCTGTGCCTATGAGGCCGCTCTGCACCTCACAGGCCAATATCCTCGCTGGTGGCGTGGTCGCAAGTTCACCAAGCCGACGCGCGGGTGGGTTGTCGGTCCGTCCGTGCAGCTCGTGCGTGACGGACCGCAGCGCCAGCTGTGCTCGCGACAAGGTGAGTTTGGCAGCGGTACGATCCCGCTCACAGCGTTCGCCGGCAAGCCGGTGATGATTCCCGGCGGTACCGGCGCGGTCGACACGTTGACTGTCACGCACATGACTGACGGCGTACGGGACGGCCTGTCGTCGGTGACTTTTAAATCATTCGAGCAGAGATCCGAGAAGCTGCAGTCCGAATCCGTCGACTGGATTTGGATCGACGAGCGCTGCAGCGAAGAAGTCTACTCGGAGCTGCTCGCGCGCACGAGCGCGACGGACGGAATCCTGTTCTTGAGCTACACGCCGTTGAAAGGTGGCGGCGCGCTCACGTATCGATTTCTCAACGAGTACAATCCCGATCGTGCCGACACCCGCATCGAGGCGAGTCAAGCGAAGCACATCAGCCCGGAGCGCCGCGCTCAGCTAGAAGAGAACTATCTGCCGCACGAACGCGAAGCGCGCATCCACGGCATTCCGCAGCTTGGTATCGCGCGGGTGTTCCCGTTCCCGCTCGAGGACCTGATGCGTCCGCTCAATCCGCACAAGGATATCCAGCCTTGGGCCAGGTGGATCGTCGGAATCGATTTCGGCTACGGGCATCCGTTTGCGGCGGCGTTGTGCGCCTGGGTGCACGACCTGGACGAGTTCTATGTAGTCGATGGCTTCAAGATCGAACGCAGCGAGCCGTTTTATCACATCAAGCGCATCGCAGCTATGTGCCGGGGCGTGAGGATTCCGATCGCCTGGCCGCTCGACGGCTTGCAGACCGAGAAAGGCTCCGGCAAGCCCCTAGCCGGCGTCTACCGCCGGCTAGGCGCACCGATGCTCGAAAAGTACGCTCACAACCATGGCAGCGACAACAACCACGTTGAGCCTTCGGTCGCGGAGATGATCGGGCACGCGAAGCGCGGTTGCTTCACGATCGCTAGTCACATGACCGAGCTGGGTGAGGAGATCCTCAATTGGCATCGCGATGAGGACTACAACATTGTGAGACTGCGCGACGACCTGATCAGCGCAGTTCGATATGCCTACATGATGCGCCGGAGCGGCAAGCAGTTCGGCGAGTGTGGCGAATATGGCCGCTCGCCTGGGGTCGAGTCGGCCGAGATGTATAACCCACGACCGTTGCTCCGTGACCGTAGCCGAGAGCAGACTGTCGCGCGTAACGTCGAATTCGACGTGTTTTCGGGCCGGGCGTTTGGCCCGTCAGACGGTGGGGTCGCGCGCGGCGTCGATTTCGATCCGTTCTGAGGGGCGAGGGGTCTCCACTAATGGCCGCTTATGACCCAAAGCGGTCATGGAGGGAACATCATTCGATCACCTCGTCGGCGGTCGCGAGTAGTTCAAGCGGCACGGTGAGGCCGAGCGCTTTCGCCGTCTTGAGATTGATGGCCAGTTCGAATTTGGTCGGCTGGAAAATGGGAATCTCACCCGGTTTCGCCCCTTTCAGGATCCGGTCGACCATCTCGGCGGCGCGACCGCCGAACTCCCGAAGGTCGACCCCATAGTTCATCAGCCCGCCGGCTTCGACGAACTCTCGAAATGGGTAGATCGCTGGCAGCCGGCCCTTTTCGGCCAGTTCAACGATCAACCTGATATTCGTCGCGTTTGGGGGGTCGTCGCCTACGATGATCCCCTGGGCACCTTCCTGTGCAAGGGCGGCAAATACGCGGCGATACTCCGCCTCATCGGACGGATGATCGAGCGGCGGGCCAACCCAAGTGACTCCTGCCCTCTGGGCGCGTAGCAGTGCGGGTTCATACTCGTCTCGGAATTCTCGCGACATGAGGATCCCCAGTCTGGTCGCCTGCGGCGCCACCTGCCGCAACAATTGGGCGCGCTTTTCCCACTGCTCGTCCCCAATATCGACGGCGATCCCGGTGATATTGCCGCCTGGCCGCGCCAGGTTTGGCACGATGCCGCTCTCGATCGGAGTGCCGAAGACTCCGACGATCGGAATTGTGGTGGTCGCCGCCTTGAGATCGAGGGTAAGGGCGTTGTCAATGGCAATGATCACATCTG